TCATTGGCTGGAGTGTTCTCTGGTGTCTCTGTGTCTCTGTGGTGGGCAAACGTTTTTTTACTGCTCTAGATCGAGTTCCGCGGTCAGAGTGCGAGCGCGCGCCAGGTCGATCGGAATCGGCTTCGAGCGCTTGTTCACACAGTCGACGCAGCGTTCGCAGCGACAATTACATTCGCCGTCGCCGGCCTGGTGATCGTCTTCCTCAGTCCCGTCCGGAACGTCCCCGCCTGTGACAACATCCTCACGAGCAAGGATCTTGCTGCGGATTTCGGCGGGCATGCCTTCCGCCCAGGGCGCCGAGCGGAGCTCGCGGGCGAAAGCGGCCACGGTACGCGTTCCGACGCTGGTCGCGTCATAAGCGGGATAAGTCACCGGACCAACGTCGAAGAGGTCGACGTCCTCGATCTCGCGCTGGTAGGTGGTAAAACCGTCTTCCTCAGTCTCCGTCCAGGTCTGTTTACGCACAGCGAAGGCGAAGCTGCAGCCAGTTACATCCCCACGATCGACGAAGCAACGGACGTCCTGGGCAATGTGCGTGCGGGCGTCGAGATCCAGATCGAAGCTCAATCCCTTCTGATCCTGATTCAACATCAGAGTGCTGTTGGTTGTGCGCGCAAGAAGGTTATCGGGATTGTGATTGAAGAGACCGCGCACATCCTGCTCTTCGTCGATAGCGCGCGAAAATGCGCCTGGCTTGATGCGTTCAACCATGCGAAACGACTTCGAGTCGTAGATCACATAGTCCTGGCCGAAAACGGCCGCGTAACCGGTAAGTCCCGGCTTGGCGTCGTCACCCTTGGCGCGAACCTTCGCACCTTTTGTAAATCGGCGTTCAATCATGGAAATCAGCTCCTAGTTAGAAAGTTCTCTACGCTCCCACTCTGCGCGCCAGTGCGCTCCATGAAGACGAATGCAGTGATCGCGCCATTCGCGCTCGGCATTCAGACTTACTCCGTCAACAAAGGCACCAACGATGCGCTCTAGATCGAACCCATGTCCGCGCTTCAGATCGAATCTGTGTCCGCGCTTCAACGTTTTCTCCCACGCTTCTCGCGCTGTGGCGCGGGACGCGGCTGCGGATTCGGTTTTGTCATGGTGCTGCCTGAACGATCGAGCATGGCGGATTCCGGCGGCGCCGGTTTCTGATTCGTTTCCACTGAGACCTCCACGGCCACACCGGCGCAAATGCGCCGCACAGCCTCGATAGGATCGATATCTTCTTCACGCAAAACATCGAGCATCAGAACTCTCATGCGATCGGCAGATCCTCGGCTTCCTCATCCTCGTCATCCGGATCCGGCGGCTCGCATTTGGCGCGCAGAAATTCAATCGCGCGGCGGAGCTCGCCGGCGGCTGTGTTATCTGCCCATAGCCCCGAAAGATCGCGATCAGGAGTCCATTGCTTTCCCCGATGCGCCATGCCGCGGATGTAGTCGCTAACGATCTGTACGCTCTTCTCGCTCAGACGGACGTCGCCGGGCTCACGCTGAGCTGGATCGCATTCGAATGCTGAGGCAATCGCGGTCAGAACAGGGGAAAAACAGCGCTGGAAGTCAGCCTCATTGGGCTTGCTACGAGCCAGAATGCGACCGAGAGCATCGCGAAACAGTGGAGAAAAGAGGCGGAAATAGTGCTTAATCTCGGCATCTGCGGATCTTTTTCCGCCCTGCGTGGATCCACTCGGGACCGCACTGCCTCCGTTGCCGCCGTTCTGATCGTTGCCGCCCTGGCCTTTGCCTTTGCCATCGTCTTCCGCGGCGGATGCGGGCTGCGTTCCTTTGACCGACTCTTCGTTGACTACGATCATGTTGACCGGCTGCCAAAGTTTGTCGCCAGGACGATCACTCTTGAATTGCTTTTCCGAGTAAGGCTGCTCGCCGAGCAGCGCGCGGCCTTCATCGACGGTGTAGAGGCCTGCATAGCGTCCCATCTGCACGCCCTTCAACAGATCGGCATAAGTAGCACGCTCGAAGTTGGTGGTATTGAAACGGGAATAGAAGCGCCCGGCGTTGCGCCCGCTCCGCGGGAACAGTTTGATGTTGATCGCCTGCTCCCACTTATTGAGCCAAGGCTTCAGCACGAAAACGAGGAACTCGAGGGCGCGCTGTTCCATGTTGGCGCGCGACTCTTCCGAGATGCCGAGAAAATGTGGTGGCACTCCAAAGATGGCTGCAATCTGCTCACGATTGAATTTGCGCGTCTCGATGAACTGCGCTTCGTCCGGAGGCACTCCCACTTTTTCCCAGCTCATGCCTCCATCGAGCAGCGTCATCTTGTGGGCCTGGCCACGCCCGTGGCCGGCCATCCAGGAAGAGATCGCCTGTTGCTTTTTGGCCGGCGCCAAGAAACCCGTCGATTTGAGGTATCCGCCAGGACGCGCATCGTTGGCAAAGAACTTTGCGGAGAAGGACTGCGCGGCGAGATCCGTACCGATCACTTCACGTCCGTAATATTTGATCGGACTGAGTCCAACCAGGGAATCGAGGCCCATCCCTTTGACGTGAACCATGTCCTGCCGGCGGATCGCGCGCTCATAGTGGCCAGGAGTATCAGTGGTTTTGTAGAACAGTTCGCCATTATCCAGCGGACCATCCGGGCGCCTGCCTTGCTCACCAGCGATGTTGCGGTAAGGGAACGTAGCAAAAGGACTGCGCAGATAGAGCGCTGCGGGCTGGCCAGCGCCGTTGTAGCCAATCTCAGCAAAACAGTTGCCGGTCTGCAGCAGGTGGACCTGGCCAGTTTGCTTCACATCAGCGGCGCTAGTTTCAGGATTCATCTGCAATCGAAGAACGTCGGCGAGCGGATGCTCGTAGGTCACGGCTTCGCTACCGTCTTTGTTGATCTCCACCACTTCGATCGGAGTGAGCGAAACCGCATCACCCAGCACGCGGATGCAGCCAACAAAGGCCGCGATCTGCATGGCCGTGAGTTCGTTGACTTCAACACCGGACTCAGACGGCGCCACTCCAAACCAGCCGGCAAAATAATCGGCAGGGAAAGAGATGACGGAGCTGAGGAAGTCACGAAACTCAGTACGTAAGGGGGACATCAGTTATCAGAATGAATTCTTGCTTCGTGCCGACGTCAGAGCCGCGAACAGAAGCATGCTGCCGGCAGCGAGTGGACCCAGCGGCCGGTAGATCCAGGCAGCGCCGGCGACGATCAATCCGAAGCCCAGGACGAAGGTGAGAATCGTGAACCGGTTCATCTATTCCTCGTCCTCGGCTTCGTCTTTAATTTTTTCGAGTTGCTGGGAGGTGTAAGGCTCCGCTTTTCCCGTAGCCACTCCACCGAGAGTGACAACGTCCTTGACGACAGCCACGGGGAGGAGAGCCGTGTTGATCGTCGTTCGAACGATCTTGCCAAACAGACTCATGCCGGCTTATGCGCCCCGCAGTTGAAAACCACGCGATCGTTCACTGTCTTGCCCTCACAGATCTCACCGCACTTCTCGCACGCGTCGAAGACACTGACGCCGCCGCCATCTTCCGTTGCAGCCGTGGCCATCACGCGATTCAGTGCGTTCAGCAGAGCGCTCACTGGATCAATCTTCTTTTCCGGCTTTTCTTTAGTGGGAAACAGGTTGTCGTTGCGATCGCGATGCGCGATCACGTTGCTGAACGCCCACTCCAGTACCGGATCTCCGTCATAGTGGAAACGGCCGTCATAGACGGCCGCTTCCAGTTCGTTCATCGGTTCGCTGAGATTCTTTACCACCTGAGCGATCTCAACCATGGTGAGACCCTCCTGCTGCAGGTGGTTTACGATTTCAACGGCATTCCAGGGATCGTGTGCCACTTCACGGACGTCGAAGCGACGAGCATCTTCGCGGATCGCTTCCTCAACCTGGTCGAAGTCATTAACCTCGCCAGGGCAGGTGCGGATCCGCCCCTCGATGACCCACCCCTGATACTGCGAATTCTGCGCCTGCTCGACAGTGGCTTCAGGAAGAAAATAAGTTCCAAAGACGAAATAGTGCCGCTTCGGCTTGGCCTCTTCGTTTCCCGGAGGCGGAAGCTGATCGGAGAGTTTTCGATCATACTCATCACGCCAGAAGAGCTTGATATTTGCGAGGATATCGATCTTGTTCGCCAGATCAATGCCAACGACGCAGGACTGACCGATAAAGTCTTCCTCTCGCAGGCTCGGATCCGCGCACTTGCGGAAGCGCTGCATATCCATCCAGGCGTGATCAGCGTTAACCCAGACGTTGCAATGCTTCGTCTTGAACGTGGGCTGGGCGCTGGCCAACTGCAGAGCCTTCTGGAGCTTCTGGCCGATCTCCGCGGGATCCACGGAGACTCCCCAGTTCGGATTCGCCTTACGGATATTTTCGACGACAGCCCAGTCATCGTCGTCATCGATGGTAAAAATGATTCCGAAGTAGGAATCGTCGCGCGCGGATCCATCGAGCAGCTTGGTAACATAACGGTGCTGCTCGTAACAGATGCCGGCCTGATCGCTGCCAGCCGTGGTGATCGCCCAGAGCAGGCTGCCTTCGCGCTTTCCGTTGGCAGTATCGAGATTGTCGTAGAGATCGCGGCTGGGATGGGCGTGAAGCTCGTCGATGCAGATGAAGTAAGGATTGATGCCCTCGACAGAGTTGGCATCGGAACTGAGCGGGCGGAAGAATGAGTTCGTTCCGATCTGATTGATGGAATGAGAACAGACTTCGACGCCGGCGCGATCGCAGAACTCCGGCATCGCGCGCAGCATGGCTTGCGAGACGGAGAATACGATGCGGGCCTGGTCGCGAGTGGTAGCGGCCGAGTAGACTTCAGCGCCTGGCTCTTCGTCGGCAAAGGCCATGTAGTTTCCAGCCGGCGAAGTGAGCGCAGATTTTCCGTTGCCCTTGGCAACCTCGGTGTAGGCGCGGCGAAAGCGGCGAAGCCGGCAATCACGGCGAAGCCATCCCCAGACCGTGGTGAAGATAAAACATTCCCACGG